CATCGTGGATCTTTGGACCGGCAACGCGGTCGGTGCTGGCATCACGACGCGTTGGCCGGAGACGGCGCATGGCACAGCCTGGCAGGCCTGGGCAGATAGCGCTGCTTGCGATGCTGAGGGCAAACTTGATCTCTACGGCCTGCAGGCGCTGGCCATGCGTGCCGTCGTCGAAAGCGGCGAATGCTTCATCCGGCTGTTGAGCGTGCCTACATCGCCGCGGAACCCGATCGGCCTCAGCTTGCAGGTGCTGGAAAGCGATCATCTGGATACGGCGCGCAATGGCGTCGTGAATGGAGCGCCGACCATCCAGGGCATCGCGCTTGGGAGTTTTGGCGAGCCGATTGGCTATTGGCTTTTCCCAACCCATCCCGGCGCCTGGATGCTGCCTGGCGCGCGGCTGGCGAGCAATTTCATTCCCGCGCGCGATGTACTGCATATCTTTCGCAAGCGCCGCCCTGGGCAATTGCGCGATGTCTCCTGGCTCGCGCCCGTATTGCTCCGACTGCGTGACCTTGGCGATTACGAAGCCGCGTTGCTGATGAAAGCCAAGATCGAGGCCTGCCTCGCTGCGGTGGTCACTGATGATGGTGAGGAAACCCTGACCAAACCGAGCGATAACAACCCTGGCCTGCTGCGTGACGCGCAAGGCCGTGCAGTGGAAAGCTTCGAGCCTGGGATGATCCTCTACCGGCGCGGCCATGGTGATGTAAGTGTGGTCAACCCCTCCGGCGGAGGATCGCATACCGCCTTTGCGCGACGCTCACTTGAAGCCGCTGCTGTCGGTGCTGGCCTGACATACGATCAGGTTTCCGGCGATCTAACGCAGGCGAATTACTCCAGCCTCCGCGCCGGCAAGATCGAATTCCGGCGGCTGTGCGAACAGGTGCAATACGGCATGCTGATCCCGATGCTGGTGCGGCCCATCGCCGAGCGCTTTCACGTGCAAGGCGCGCTGGCCGGGCTTTGGGCGGATGCCATGCCGAAGGGTGTCGCGCATGTGCCGCCGGCGCATGAAATGATCGACCCATTGAAGGATACCACCGCACTGATCGCCCAGGTACGTGCCGGCTTTGTGCCGCAGCCTGAAGCCGCCGGTGCCTTTGGCTATGATTTCCGCTCGGCGGTCGAGATGATCCGTGAAGCCAATGCCGCGCTCGATGCGGCTGGTATCTCCCTTGATACCGATCCGCGGCGTGTGGCCAAATCCGGCGGCGCGCAGGACGCGGCGCAAATGGCGGCGGTCGAAATCGCCGCGACCGGCGCGGCCGGGGCGTCGGCACCAACACCGGCAGATACCCAAACAGCATAGGGCTCACGCATGACCGAAATCACCGACCCGGGCGGGAGCGATCCAGCGCCGCCTGATCCCGCTTTGCCCAATCGACTTCCCGCCGATGGGCAATCGATCACCGCCCGCCGCGCCATCACCGCGCCTGCCACCGTGGACCGTGCCGCACGCACGGTGGAGGTCGTCTGGTCCACCGGCGCGCGGGCGCGCAACTTCGTTCCCTCCCTCGGTGGCATTACCGAGGAACTCGACATGTCGCCCAATGCGGTGCGCATGGCGCAGCTGCGGTCGGGCAATGCGCCGGTGCTGAACACGCATCGCAGCAGTGACGCGCGTGATGTGCTGGGCAGGGTCATTGCCGCGCGGTTGGAAGGCGGGCGCGGCCATGCGCGGCTGCAATTCTCCTCCGCCGCCGATGTGGAACCGCTCTGGCAGCGCATTGCTGATGGCACGCTGCGCGCGGTCAGCATTGGCTATCGCGTGCATCGCTATGACCAGCGCCCCGATCCGGCAAGCGGCGAGATGATTTACCGCGCCGTGGATTGGGAACCTTTTGAGATCTCCATCGTGCCCATCCCGGTTGATCGGGATGCGCAAGTGCGAGGCGCGGCGCCGCAGGGCGCGCCGTCCTTCGCCATTGAACCTGCCCTGGAGAATGAGGAACCACCCATGACTGAGACGACGCCGGAAACCCCGGCAGCCCCTCCGGCGCCGCCTGCCGCGTCGCCCCCCGCAACCACCACGGTGGAAACACCGCCTGACCTTGAAGCGCTCCGTGCCGAGGCACAGCGCGCCGAGCGCGAGCGTATCTCTGGCATTGATAGCGCCATCGAGGCCGCACGCGCCCTGGTCGGCACCGAAACCGCCGCGCATATCCGGCGTGAAGCTGTCGAGCGTGGCTGGCATCCGGATCAGGCGCGGCGCTCCTTGTTCGACGCGATGGTGAAAAGCGCCGCACCGCCTGCCGTCCCGGCGCGGCCGGAAACCGGGCCTGGGCATGACTCGCCGTCGGAAATCCTTGATGCCATGGCGGAAGCCTTGGCCGCGCGCAGCATGCCCGGCTATCTGCCGCAGGGTGCGGGGCGCCACGCCGAATTCATGGGCTGGCGGCCTTCTGACATGATCGGCGAATTGCTGCGGGTCCGCGGCGAACGCAATGTACCGCGTAACCCGACGCTGCTCGCCGAGCGTGCGTTTCACACGACGTCTGACTTTCCCCTGCTGCTCTCGGCTGCGGCGAATAAGATGCTGCTCGCGGCCTATCAGCCGGCAGCGCCGAGCTATCGACAGATCTTCCTCCGCCGCGATTTCCGCGACTTCAAGCCACACCGTCATCTGCGCGTCGGGGATTTCCCGACTCTTATGCCGCTGATGGAGAATGGCGAAATCCAGGCCGGCACTATGTCGGAAAGCCAGGAAATCGTCCTGCTGCAAACCTTTGCGCGACGCATTCGCGTCACACGTCCGATGCTGGTGAATGATGACCTTGGCGCCTTTACGGATTTCGCCGCCGCAATTGGCCGCCGCGTGGCAGATTTCGAGAATGCCACGGCCTATGCGCTGCTCAATCAGGCCAATGGCGATGGCCCGACACTGACGAATGGCCCGGCTGCGGTGTTCGGCACGGCTGCCGCGCGGTTGAATAAAGCTGCGGCAGGCAGTGCGCTGGATATCAACAACCTCGCTGCTGGTCGCGCTGGGATCCTACGCCAAAAGACGCTGGATGGCCTGCCGATTTCCGTCGGCAATGCCATGAAGTTGCTGGTCGGCCCGAGCCTTGAATTGCCCGCGCGGCAATTGACGGTGAGTGTTGGCGCCACGCAGATCAGCAACGCGAATATCTATGCCGGCTTTGTCCAGCCGCTGGTCGAACCGCTGATCCCGAATAATCGCTGGTACCTGTTTGCCGATCCGCCCACCGCGCCGGTCTATGTCTATGGGTACCTGAATGGCGCAGAGGGGCCGCAAGTCACCACTGGCCCGGTCTCTGGCGTGGATGGCATTGAGGTCAGCGTGATCTTCGACTTCGGTGTCGGCGCCATTGATTGGCGCGGGGCTTGGTTCAATCCGGGCGCCTGATCGCTCTCCGTCTTTCTCATCATCGCAACCGCGCAACGGGCGTCCTTCGGGGCGCCTGTTGCGTTTCAGGAGGTTCTTTCCATGCGTAACTTCATCCAGCCGGGCAATAGCCTGGCCATTGCCGTGCCCTATGCGACGGGCGTTTCTGCTGGCCAGGGTGTCTTGGTCGGTGCGCTGTTTGGCGTGGCCGCCGTGGATGGCGTGCAGAACGCCATGATCGAGGCGCAGACCCAGGGCGTGTTTGATCTCACCAAGGAACCGGCGCTCGCCATCGGTGCCGGTGTGCGCGTCTTCTGGGACAATACCAACCGACGCATCACCACCACCGCCACCGGCAATTTCCAGGTTGGTATCGCGACCCTGGCGGCACTCGCGACAGATGCCACCGTGCGCGTCTGGTTGATGCGCGCCCCGGCGGCGGGGGCGTAAGCATGGGCACGAACATGGAAACCCTGCTGCCGCGCGATCACGAACGCATGCAAGGCGTGCATCCCCATCTGGTGCGCGTGGTGATCGAGGCGCGCAAGGCCGCACCCTTCATTGTGCTGGAGGGGCTGCGTTCCCGCGAAAGGCAAGCCAAGCTTGTCGCACTCGGTGCCTCGCGCACCATGAACAGCCGGCACCTGACGGGCCATGCCGTGGATCTCGGCTATTGGCTCGATGACGGGGATGGCGTGCCGGAGAAT